AACTGCGGTTTCTGCCAACCTGAGTGCATATGAGTCTGGGACGCCGTCAGCTTTCGCTTTCTGCCCTATTACCTTAGCTTCGGGTCCTAATTTTAGCAAGGCCACTGCTGAATCTGGATCCCAGTTAGCCTCGATAAGTTCAGCTAGCTCCTGACCTTTCGCGTCATCTTCAAAATATTCTTTGTTAGCTTCCCGAAATTGCGCGGCGTAGTTTTGGGCGTCTTCTTCTACAAGGCGGTCCACCTGAGCTCGATAGGAGGAGTACTCATCGAAGAGAGCTTCATACTGTTTATGATAGCCTTCGACTTCTTTTGATAGATCTCCAATGCGAGGATCTTCCTCACCCACCATGAGTGCATCATTGAGGCGCTCAAGCTCCGCCATCTTCTTCTCAAACTCGGAAGACTTAGCTGTAAAGCGATCCTCAAACTTCTGACCCATGGGTCGGTAAGTCTCTGGCAAGCCGTCTAGTACACCGTCCCAGGAATCGAAGTCAAAGTCAGGAAGGGTCGGCTGCTCTGGTTCGGTTGGGGCTACTGCCTCTTCCGGTGCCGCTTCGGTGACTACTGCTTCCTGTGGAGAGGAAGAAGCCGCTTCCGCGTTCCCCTCGATTGAGGCGCCGTCATCTACGGCAGGAGAAGAAGTTTCGGCGTTTCCCGCAGAAGCGACCTCTTCTGTAGCTGACGTATCATCATTCATTATTTTGCTCCGCGCAGGCCGTTGCGAGCTGCTCGCAGGCGGATGACGCTAATGTGCGGAGTCTCTTTATTCATGCCGAGTTCTTCTTGAATCTGCTCGTCTGTTACCACTTCCTTATCGTCCTTCTCGCGAATCTCCCAGTTGTTCTCTTCGAGAAGTTCCATGAGGTGAGGGCCGTCTCGGGACTCTCTGGCAAGATAGTCAGCCATCTCGTCTGGGGTATAGTCCTTGTGGCCGGGGTCAGTTTTGGAGTCGTCGCCCTTGTGGCCGGTGAAGTCTTCTTCGCCTGGCATCGTCTCAGACTTTGAACCTTCATGCTTCTCAAAGTCTTCGTCGCCTTTTCGCGTATCAGACTTCATGCCTTTCTTTTTTGTGTAGTCCTTCTCGTCCTTATCGTCGCGGGAGTCTTCGTCTTTACCCATTCCCCAATCTTTTTTCATAGTATGCTCCTTACTGTTTATTACAGTATCACTTTTGATGAGTCAAACTCGGTTCTTTCATTTTCTCGGCTTTTCTTTTTTGGCCTCGGTCTTTATGATCAGCGTATCCCATCTTCTGAGCTACCCTATCAGCCTTCTCATGGACCTCTGTATAGAACTCCTGGTAGGACGCATCGTCCTTATCAAGGATCTGAACGTCGGGGTTTGCCTGCTTGTACTCACGCCACTGCGAGTTGGAGGTAAACTCCTTGCCCAGCTGCTTGATCTTGAGTGGCTTGGACGGCATAGGGCCCACAGTACGAACGGGAGCGATAACAACACGAGAGGGCGCATCGCAAGTGGGACAGGCTGGCTCGTCAGAGAGTGAGAAGAAGATGTCATTTATTCTCCCGTGCGAGGGGCACTCGATGTCGTACATCGGCATTACTGACCTCGCATGATGTTAGGGATCTGAGCGCCTGCGCCACCCACGTCCATAGGAAGCGGAGGAGGTTCAAGCCCTGGTGGCATAGCCCCACTCGTAGGCATGTCTACAGCTGGAGATTCGACCCCCGCAGATGCTGGTGCTCCAGCTTCCATGGCCCCCGGCATTTGCTGCGCGGCCTGCTGCGCTTGAGCCATCTGGGCCTGCTGTTGCTGAACTTCCTCGGGAGTGACTAGGATGTCCCTCATGTTGAGCAAATCGAGAAGTTTGGTGATGAGCCGGTTCTTGTCCACTACGGCAGACTGAGACAAGACAGGAAGGAAGTTCTGAAGGTTACGCAGCTGCGTAAGCCTGTTGTTCTCAGCCGGAGAATAAGGCACAGCCTCGTAGTCGTAGTCCAGAGGGTTACCCTGGATCTCTTCACCCATAGTCTCCTGGGTAAAGCTCAACACCTCCTGAGTCTCGATGAGACGAATACTGAGCTCCTTAGCTGGGTCCAGAAACTCCTGGTAAAGGCCAGTAGTGAACTTACCAAGGTCACCAACCATATCGTTTACAGCCTTAATGCGGCGTCCGTTTCTAGTTCGCGTAGCTGTGTCAGCTAACGCAACCTCCGTAGCAACATCCGTAACGCCCACAACTCCACGAGAATACTGAGGAACTCCCAAGACAAACTCGATGGTCTGCGTAGCGCGGTCGCGCATGGCACTAAAGCTAGGGGTAAGACCTGGCTGAGGAGTAGAGCCAAACAAGTCGCGCATAGGAACATCGGCCTTTCCTCTCACGGCTACGACAGATCCCGGCTCCGAAGCGTCACGCACGGCTGTCATGATAGACTCTGGGTCGTCCACCAGAGCAGACTGAAGAAGCGTAACGGGAATAGAAGACTGAGCGTGCCACAACTCCAGCGTGTCGAGCTCGTTGAGTCTCTGCTGCAGGCTGGAAATAAGAGCGATGTCGGACAGACCGCCGAGGTCTTTCATGTTGTCGTTGAAGCTCAGAATAGAAAAGGGGTTACGCACGTTCGCGTAAGGAAGCTCACCGGAAAACAAAGGCTCATCAATGCCGCTTAGAAGATGATAGTACTTGTTGTTCTCAAAATCGTAGAACTCATAGACGGTAACCCAACTAAAGACATCCTTTGAGGCCTCGTTTAGTAGGCTGCGGTCTCCGCTTAAGTCACGCAGCCATGCAGGGTATCCGCCAAAGCTGGCGTCCTTTGAAGCAGTGCGACTATAGAAACCACCTTTCTTTCCTGACTTCTTAATGCGGTTCTTGAACTCAGTCTTAGTGAGTACGGTGACCTCAATAAGGTAACGGATGTCCTGCCAGTTTCGGGCAGACATATCAAAAAAGACGTAGCGGGGATCAACTACCTGATACTCCACGGTCTCCCTGGCGAAGCTCCAGACCGTCTTAAGGAAACTCCTGCCACAGATGGCGGCACTAACAGCCAACTTCCAGATGCTCTGATGAAGCTTCTGCCGGTAAAAACTGTCGTTAATAAGAGCCTCACGAAAACGAGCAGCTTCCGAGTTCTCGCTTCTTCGAGCTGACACACTCACCTTCGGGTTGGTAGGACAGACGTTGGCTACCATGGTGTCGATGTAGGCGTAAGGATAGTTCGTTTCGAAGTTGATCTCCTCATCGTCGATGCCTGTCTCGGCAACGAAGGCGCCTGTAGGAGAATCGAAGGTCTTTTCCCAGTACTGCCCAACATACCACCTACGCCATGAATCCCACATTCGGCGCTCACCCCCGGCTTTACCCTGGTGCGTAGTGATGATCCCCTGCAGCTGCTGATGAGTAAGCGACATTAGTCTTCCTTATTTTCTTTCGCGATCTTCCCCATGTTCAAGGCGAACTGAGCCTGTTTGATGGTCTCTTCGTCGAAGTCCTTCTTGTTGGCGAGAACGTGCTTGGCATACTCCTGGACGTTGTCATAGCCTGCCTTCTTAGCCTTGGCGGTAAACGCACCCTTAGTGCCCTTCTCCTCCATCTTCTTGTCCGCTTTCTGTAGCCACTTCTTGGCAGCGCCGTCTCTTAGCTTCTTAAGTTTATCGCCGTCCGTCATTTCGTTTCCTTTTAGCCCGTCTCACCGAGCGATATTTTCTTTTAGTGCCTGTTGATCTCTTGCGCTCTCGCTCTTTCTTCCTATAGGCCTGTAGCTGGTCCCACGTCAAATCCTTAAACATTACGACGTTACTGTCAGCGGGAGCCTCAGTGCTCTTGCTTCGGGAAGGCAAACGCCGTGCTCCCACTATAGCCATCTGTAGCGCGGAAATCTTGTCCCAGTGGTGACGAGACCTGCGCTTGGCGCCAATCTGACCCTTCAGCATTTCAGAGACCACCGTCGTTTCGGTGCGCTTGTCATGCCTATAGGAACACAGCTGCGAAAAAGTGTCGTCGTCGTTAATGATGAGCTCCTCCATGAGGGCATCTTGCAGCCAGCCCACCATCTCCTCGAGCTTCTTGCCTGTGGAAGTAAGCCCCGCCTTGTAGGGCTTCTCGTAGTACAGGTTTCCGTACTCAGCCTGCTTGGAAAGGGCTATCGTCGCAGCTCCCACTCCGTTGCTTTCGATGACTACAAGCGCACGGTTAAACCTTTCCGCTACCTCAAGCATCTTGCGCGTGAAATCTATGGGGTCACTGTGGTCGGCAAAGCACGCAACCTGCGTCCACTCGCCCTCGTAGACCTTGAGAACCTGAAAGGCTGCATGATCTCGGGCCGCATGACCCGCAGGATCAACCCCCACAACGTACATCGCCCCAGGCTCCGGAGATTCATACTCCAAATAAGGAGGAGACCACTTCTCCATCTTGCGCTTGCGGTGCTTCTCCAACATCGACTCACGAAAGATGGCGCGGGCTGTGGTAATCCAGCAGCTCACATCGTCGAAAGGATAAAACACCCTGAACAACTCAGGGTCACGCCTGATCTGTACGTCGGTGTTCATGACAAAACGCCTGAAAGCTAGGTTCTCCCTAGTCAAACCAAGGTCCCCGTAGCGATGCATGAGGCTTACTTCCTCGTTTGTCATGCGCTCGCCCTTGTGCCAGGGTCTCACATTCAACTTGCCGTCCCAAAAAGGAAAGAAAGCGTACACCCACCGACCGCTTCCACGCTTGGCATCCATGCATTGGTCGTGCCACCAGTCTCCAGCGTGCAGCGGAGAAGACTC